CTTTACGTAAAATGGCTCGAGAGAAATCACCGACTTCATCAAGTAATTCTTCTTGTAATTGTTGTTCTGTTAATCTATTTGTCATTGGCTCTTTTCACTGATCTTGCAAACTTACTTGGATCACGCAAACGAATAGCATTCAGTAGTTTGCGTTGTAGATTTTCACTTTGCTCTGCATCATATAACTCGTCGATCTGTTCCATTAAACGGATAGCACTGGCAATTACATTGCTGGCACGACTTTCTACAATGTATCCACGCTCTTGATGTTTAGCATAGCGTTCTGTGTAGATGCCGTCTAATTCTTCAAAGATGCTACGAGTCTTTTTTTGCATTTTTGTTTCCTTTGTTGTATTTATGTAAATTCAATATCACAAATACCGATTGTAGAAGGTGGCAATTTCAGGAAATACTGTTGCAAAGTCTTGATTTCTTAACAAATCAAATTTTGCTATTTCCTTTAACATTTTGTATACTTGTTCAGGATTTTCTCGCCAATTTTTATGATAGTTCTGATCAACTTCCTGTTTGTATTCTTCGGTAATATTATCTACATTAAAGATTCCATGAGCAAAATGTCGAGTATGGTTGACTTCATCACCTTCTCTATTTGTTATAAAGTTTTGTTTTACCCATGAATCTAGTTCTTGTTGATAGTATAGATTAAAAATGCTGACAGTTTCTTCGACGACAAACATCACATTACTAGGCAGTTTTTCTTTTAGATGTAGCAGGTTATCTGTAAACTGTTGCCAAGACGCTGGCCATCTTTGATATTCAAATTTTTTATCGACTCCATCGATACTCACATGTAATTTTACCAGATAAAATTTTTCTATTAGATCAAAGTATTTTTCTGATATTTTTTGAGTACCATTTGTCTGAAAACACAGTGTAAGTTGTTCTTTAGCATTAGGAACATTGTTTGCTAACCATTGAGCTACTTCCCAGTATTCTTTTCCAAGTAAAGTTTCGCCTCCGCAAAACACCAACTGTTTGAGATTTGATAAATCAATATTTGATAATGCAGTTAATACTTGATCTTTATTCTTTGCACTATATACTGGTTTTTGCCATAAATCATTTTCTTTTAAATGCTTTTGCCAAAATGTACTTAATCCAGGTCCGCAAATTCGACAGGCCAAGTTACAACTTATATCAAACATTAAATCAATTCTTGCAGGTCCTGCAAGATCTGTTTGTTCAAATATTCCAAGACCATTATTCATACCAGTTCTAAAACTAGGCTGATTTGTTAACTCTAATGCTTTACAATTATAACATCCTAAATCCCACTTGTCTTTTTTATTTTGGTTTCTCAGGTTACTAAATCTATTATTCTTCCAAAAATTAGTGTTAATATCAATTGGAAATATATCAGATCGTAAACAACAATGATTTGCTGATCCTAAAGAATTTTTTTTAAAATTTAATTGTAAACCACCATGTATCATCGAACAGTATGCACTCATGTCTTTATCCTTTTGATCAGGCAAATATTTATAGTAGCATATTTTTTAGTGTAAATATACCTATTAAGGCATCTTTAGGCAAATATAGGCAAACATGAAAACAGAAATAGAACAGATACAATTATTATTAGAACAATTTAGAAGACCAACTCCAGAAGGCCAAGAATATCAAGACAGACTAGCAGAAGAATTTGAAATTATACTTCAGCAACGTTTCACAGATTACTTTCTCAAAATAAGACTAATACTAGATCTCAACAAAGATATACCGCACATGACCAGAGGCAGTGCTGGTAGCAGTTTGGTTTGCTATCTCATGGGTATAACTGATGTTGACCCAATTGAATGGAACATACCATTGGCAAGATTTTTAAATCCACACAGAGATGACTTGCCTGATGTAGACATTGATATACCTCATCACAAACAAGAACTCGCAATGCAACGTGTGTTTGATAGGTGGCCAACACAGAGTGCCAGAATATCAAACTATGTACTCTATAGAGAAAAAAGTGCCAAACGTGAGGCGGCTAAACGCCTTGGAGCAAAAGGTAAACTGCCAAAAGACATAGACTATGCAAAACTAGGAGTCGACGAACAAGAAGCAACTCGCATTGAACGCAAACTGATGGGCAAAAAACGTTGTATAAGCAAACACTGTGGTGGTGTGCTGGTGTTCGATAGAGCATTACCCAAGAGCTTGTTTCGTGACGATAATCTTATACTACTTGACAAAAACGAAGTAGAGGACTTAGAACACTTGAAAGTAGACATACTTGCAAACAGAGGACTTTCACAACTGTTGGAAATAGATCCACACACAAGATTAGACGCTTATCCAAAGCAGGATGAACGTGTTAGCGACTTACTGTGTCGTGGTGATGTGCTTGGTGTAACACAGGGTGAGTCTCCTACAATGAAAAGACTGTTTCGTGCATTGCAACCAACAGGCGTAGAAGACTGTGTGTTTGCAAGTGCGTTAGTACGTCCTGTTGCCATGGAAGGCAGACGTAAGGCAAGTTGGTTCCGTGACTGGAGCGAAAAAGGCATACAAAAGAATGCAATAGTATATGAAGATGATGCTATACACAAAATAATGAAGTTGATTGGCATATCACCATACGAAGCAGATATGTATCGTCGTGCTTTTGCAAAAAAGAATGAAGAAAAGATGATGCAGTTTATGGCACGACTAGGTGATCATCCAGACAAGCACGACATCTATGAACAAATGCAGTCGCTGAGTGGTTTTGGTTTATGTAGAGCCCATGCAGTTAACTTAGGCAGACTGATCTGGGCACTAGCATATCACAAGGTATACAACCCAAAAGAGTTTTGGCGTGCTTGTTTAAAACACTGCCAAGGTTCGTATGCACGTTGGGTATACCGCAACGAAGCAAAACGTGCTGGGTGGGATCTGCGTGAACTAGGCTTTGACAATTGGATCACAGAAGATCCCATTGAAAGTTTCAAACAAAATGGTGCATGGAACAGTCCTGGTTTTTTGCCAAACATGGGATTACAGAATCTATTCTTAGACAAGTTTCAGTTTGCAGGTATAGTTGCCGCCAGCCGAGTATTTAAAAGTGATGTAAAAAGTTATATACACTTTATTACACTAGGTGTTGGTGAGGGACGTTATGTGGATTTGGTAGTTGACAAGCCTGTAAAGTATGCACGTCATAGTGTTATAGTTGGTGAGGGACAAATGTGGACTAAAGACAACAGTAACTATCTAAAAGTAAAACGCAAAAATGTACGGGCAATGCCTATTGATCAGTATGCCTAACCTTTTGCTTTGATACCTGCTAACATTTGTTTTAGTTTTGTACTTTGTACATCGGCAACTATCTTGCCTGGTTCATCTTCTACAGTTGCATCGTTCTGAGGATCTGTCTGTATTGACTTTGCTTTTATTTGATCATATATAGAACTTGACTGTTTCTTAAATTGTTGATATTCTTCATCATCACCTAAGTCACGTATACGTAAACTTTCTATGTCAAACTCCAAGTCCACTTTCATACCAACACCTGAACTACTTCTTGTTTTCATTGCCTGTATTTGATATCTACCACGTTCACGCATTGCTCTACTTGTGAATATACCAAACACATTGTCAGCAGTATTGATCTTTGAAATACCACCTGATATGTGTGAATGATCAAACTCTACTTCTTCAACTGCACTTCTATTCAACTGTGAAGCAGTTACAAACAGTATGTTCAGTTCTCTTGCTAGGTTACGCAGTTCTTCAGAAACATATTTGTCCTTAACAAACAGATCATTTGGTGATACTTTAGCACTTACTGGCATAAGCAAATCCAAATAGTCAATACACATAAAGTCAATGCCTCTACCTTGCTTGATGCTAAGTTCTTTTACAAATGCTCGTATGTCGTTTACGTTGCTTTGTGCAGGCATGTATTTTATCTGTAATGCACCTGACTTTTTGCCCATCATCTTAACCTTCATTTCAACAGTTTCAATATCCTTGAACAACTGTTTACTCGGAGTGTTTGTAAGCATACTGTCAATACGCATAGCAGTCAATCCTTCACTCAGTTCAAGTGTAATGTACACTCCATTAAGTCCTGCCTCCATCCAGTTAACTGCCAAGTTTTGCATGAACAAACTTTTACCTGAGCCTGATCCACCTGCAAATATTTGTAG